TTACCGTGTTCGGCTAACGCTTCTTTATAGGCTTTAGTGTTCTTGCTTTGTACGTCAACAAATATCTGTTCCTCAAATACGTGTGGTTCAAGTATGCAGGTNTGAAACAACCACCCATCTCGNAAGGCTTGGCTTTCGCCTGAACCATAATCTAACACGTACTTATATGTCTTTGGGCTTGATAGAAGCGTTTTAATAGAACTTGAACTNAACGCTGCTTTAGCCATATACCCATAGTAGAACTCATCGTTTTGCATAAGGTCTAATAGGTTTTCTTCNNNAAAGGTTTCCCCATTTAATANTGTTATCATATCCAAGATGCTTTAAAACAGGTTGNACTACAATACTCGTTTTCTTCTTCGGTACGACCACCACATTCAGGGCATTCATATCCATACTCTCTGTGTTCGTGTTCCATATACACTAACCAATCATCATATCTCATAATTTGTCTTTTTTAATGTTTCTAATTCTTTCTCTACTCGTCTTGCTCTTTCGATTGCTCTGTTCTTATCTGCTCTCGCTTCGCTGATCAACCTATTGTAGCAGTAGGATTCTAATTCTAATTTATTCGTATAGAACACAATCCTAACAATAGATTCAGACAATAGTCGTAGTTCTTCGTTGTCTGACTTCTCTTGCCACTTCTTAATGATTTTCAAAGCTGCGTCTGCGTCAGCTATATATTGGAGTTCAGCCAAATCCATAGCATACAAATAAAAATTCCGACAAGTCCTATCTGTGCAAAATCTACTTTCATAGTCCTAAAGTTTCTTTGGCTTTACTCCACCATACATTGTGCTTGTAAAGTTTGTTAAACTCCTTTTGCGTGTACACATTTACTATACCATCTTCAATGTGCGTGTATATTCCTGTGGGTAGCTTTTTCATAACGTATCGAACCAAGCTGCGAATAATAGGAATAACATAATACCTGCCCATACCATAAGTGTAAACACACCTATAAATATAGCGTTCTCGTGTCTGCGTAAAAATTTAAGTATTCGTTTCATAATGTTTTAGTTTAAGGGTATTGTGTTAAAGAATGATTTGGCTTCCTCGTAGCTTCTAAAAGAAACGCTTTGGGGTGCTTGATTCCATACACTATACTGTACATCATAAAACTGACCACCGTTTACTACCGTTAAAATAGGATTGTATTTATACTCTGATTTCATAATAAATGTTTTAATGTTTCTACAAATATAAACAAAAATGTTGATAAAACAAATTTATTTTTTTCTGTACTGAACAGCGCATATTGCAAGGCGTTGATCTTTGTTTGGGTACTCTTTGACCATTACAGGGTCTGCCATACATCTTGCTATGAACTCTTTTCTGTCTTCTGTTGGTTTTGGTGTTGGTATTGGCATAGTTATATATTTAAGTTTACAATACTTGCTTGGTCTTCTCTTAATAGATAAACCTTTTTTGTTCGTTTCTTATTATCCCACATAGTTGTAGATGGGCAGTACTTTTCTTCAACCTCTAAATCTTCAAGGTCGTTTAGCCAAAACAGATAGTTGCCTTTAGGGTCATTTACAAAGTACAGCTTTACTATGTCATCGTCAAGTTTCATTAGCTTGTTGTATTTGTATTTTTCGAGCATCTTGGTTTCATAGTACCTATCTCGGAACTTCATCTCAATAACGCACTTGTGTCCTTTAGGTGTAAGCCCCTGTGCATCCCAACTTAACATCGAATCGCCTGTCCACTTTAAATCCCAACCATCTATGTTAAGAGCAAATATTACAGCTTTCTCAAACTTATGTACGTCTTTAATTTGCATATATCTTGTTTATCTGTGCTATCCATTCCTTAATTCGTTTAGGGGAACAGGTGCAAGGTTCGTGGTATGTGCGTATAGATCAGCGTGTAGCCTACACACCATTTTGTATTGAGATTCATTAAGGCTACTATTAGCTGTTTCTAAATAGTTAGCCCATTCTTCTCTTTGTTCTTGGTTCATTTGTCCTTTAGGCATCTATAAGAGTTTTAATATTGTTTAATTGGTTGTTCTCTATCTCGTATGTAGGTGCTTTAAGTTCAAAGGTGCTACCATCAGTTCTTACTCTTGTAGTACCCTTGTCATACAAACTACCTCTTTCAAAAAGTTGAGTTTTACTTACCCAACCACATATAGTCAAGTCATAATTCATTTTGTTAAGTGAACAAAAAATATACGCATCGCAGTCAAAATCTTTTTGGTAGGATATGAAATTGTTTACATAGTTTGGCTTTGGATATACTTTTCTACCCATTGTCTTTACGTCTATTTTTTTGTTTTTATACATAAGGTCGAAACCATCATCAAAACCTGATTGTAATTCACAAGCAATACCTAAATGTTTTTTAACCATAACTTCGCCAAGCAAACCTACATATTGCTCAACCTTATTGCCATTAGCTTTACTTCTTTGACCTATATTGTTTTCTTTAAGAAAACTCCATACCTCAATTCTTATATTTTCAGGTATGCTTAAAACCATTTAATTTAACTTAATGTCGTTCCACTTCTTTCTTCGTTTGTCGCAACCACAATCAGGGTACAACTTCTTCCACACATAGCGTATGCCTGTGTACTTTGTAATGTAATATACTAAATCGCCTAATCCCATTCTAAATTGTCTTTAATTAGTCCTTTTACGTTTCTGTATGTGTTGTAAAGCGAATAATAACTGATGCCTGTTTTCTTTGAGAGTTCGGCAACACTTGTGCCATCGCTTATAATCTCAAACACTTGTCTATCGTACCAATACACTTTGTCTAATAGAGTGTCCATTTGGTTCATAGCCTTGCAGATATTCTTTTCCTTTTTTACGTTCTCTTCGTCTATGTAGTCGGCTAATCGGTCAATATCTACTTTTACGATCTTGGCTTCTTTCCTATGTAGGTCAACGAATAACCCACGTAGTTGCTTGTAAATGTAGTAGTGATTGATGTCATCGTCATAGTTGATGTCTAACCCACGATTNAGATACGAGTGCATTAAAAGGTACATCTCTTGTACTATGTCCTCTGCTATTGAATCCTTNCACCCAAAGGACTTTACTATCCTTATCCAATCTTGGTGCTTGTCTGCTATTTTGTCAAGTGTTGTTTTCAAAATAATCTTTGTTGTGCTTTATGGTTTTCTATTCGTTTAATGGCAGCTTCGTAATATTCGGGGTCAAGTTCACAAGCAGTTAGGTCAAATCCCAAGTTATGACAAGCAATAGCAATAGAACCCGAACCCAAGTGTGTGTCTAAAATCTTATCGCCCTCTTTTGCATAGTTCATAAGCAACCACTCGTATAAAGCTATTGGCTTTTGTGTTGGGTGTATTTTATTTGTATGGTTATGTTTGTGTATGCTATAATTAAACATTTTAGCAGGTTTTTTTAAACCCATACTAACCCAAGCATATTCAGCAGTTGCGAAATTATCCACCGTTTGTTTTTTATTCCATATACAAAAATATTCACTTGGTGGCATTACAAAATTATTTGCACCCCATACTATTTGATTTTGAGATACTCTAAATAATTCTAACCAATACTCTTGACTTGGTTTATTATCCCATTCAATACCGTTTTTAGCTGTTCTCTTATCCATTTTAAAACGAGTATCGCCAAAAGATTTTTTAAACCTTTCAATACCATAAGGTGGGTCTACAATAGCTAACTCAAAATACCCATCAGGGTATCTTGCCATTAGTTTCATATTATCTTCGCAAGTTATTTTCAAAACGGTACTTCTGTTTGTTTCTTGGTTTTGTAAGTTACTAAATTTTTTCCACTTACTTCAAATCCTACATTATTTATAATAGAACGGAATCGTAAAGGTTCATCCATAGGTGTAGGTCTTCCACCTGTGTCAACGTCTTTTACTTTTCTTACGTGAAAGTGAGAATACATCCAATCGGTAGGGTGTTGGGTATATCTGTGTATTACATAAAAGTCATCTGCACGGTTTACAAACTTACCACCACCCTCAACGTCTGATGCCATAGGTGGGATAGGATGCCCCTCGTAGTCCTC